GGATCAGGCGAAGACCCAAACGAGGGCGAATACATAACGGAAGCGCTGGTGGCGCAGGGGTATTTCCGGGAGGACGTTTTACTCAGTTTTGAGCTTCAGGACGTGCTACATACAGCCTGCGAGGCCAACAACGTGCCCTACCATGTGGCCCTTGGCCTGATTTGGGTAGAGAGCCGGTTTCAGCCGGACGCCGACAACGGGACCTCATATGGCCTTTGCCAGCTTAACAGAGATTACTTCCCGGACAAGCTCACCCCAGCAGAAAACATCTGGGCGGGCATGGAGTATCTTGGGAGCCTGATTGACCAATATGGGGATTTGGGGGCAGCCCTGTGCGCCTACCATGACGGACACGACACGGGGCGCAGAGGATACAGCAATGCCGTCCTGGAGGCGGCAGAGGTCTGGAAAACAGCAATAGAAAACCCGCCCGCAGAGGCGGACGGGTAGGAATTATCAGCAATGATATTTGTGATTAGGGTCTAGGCGCAAAACCTTAAATCTCGCATTTTCGATTACACCATGTATTCGGAACGACTTTGAAACTTCATAATGGATGACTTGGCTATCGTTGAAAGTATCATTTTTGTCTGTTGGCCTACGGAACGATTTGTCCACTTGGTCAAAGGTCATTTTTGAGATCTTGTCTAAAAATCGCTGGAACTCAATCACATTTGTATTGCTCAGGGACGAAAATGTATACCCTTTTTGTAATGGATATTTGAAAGCTAAAATGAATGGCACATCTGTTTTTCGAGAAAGCTGCTTTTTTCTATCTTCCGGACTGTGGCGCAAAAGATTTGCCATTTAAGCATCACCACCGGCATAAATACTGCGATAGTAATTTTTCATATCATCTGGATCAATAGCTCTATTACATCCAACATCAGGCGCAAGACCAAGTCGGGCTTTTTGCCAAGGCGGTTCTGAATGGGAAAGTGCCTCTAAGGCGTTAGCGGTCTTATTACCGTAAGTATCCCATACGTCGCCTAAGAAATCTTCTTCCGCTGGAGTAAATACAGCGGGTTGTTCAGTCTGAGGGATATATTCAAAACCATAGCGCCGATATTTATCATAAAGTTCTCGACAGACGGGCCCATGAATCCACGCCTCAAAAACAGCGCCAGTAAGCGGTTCTGGCTGGATAGCATAGCTCCATGCCTGAGCATAGTAGCAAAGCTTTTGTAGCTTCTTATGCGTCATCTGCTCTTTAGCAAGAAACCAATGTGCAACATCAAAAATACTTGCCATAACTAACACCTCCTTTACCTTATTATTGCACGTCGCACTTACCTTAGTCAATAACAATTTGCCCGATCCGGGTGGAGATGATTTTATGACGAACAATAAAAACCGCCGCCACCCGGTGAGCGAGACCGGAGAGGCGGCAATCCAAAAACTATCCGCCCTTATTGTAGGGCAGAAAGGGAGAAAAGTCAATGATAAATCCAAATCCCTTACGAGATATGCAAAACGAAGCGCCTGTTTCCTGGTGTGATAAATGCCGCCAGGAAGTTTATCGAGGAGATGCGCGATATCAATGGGAGGGGCGCTGGTTATGCCCGGACTGCTTTCGGGCTGCGGTCAACAAGGCTCTAAACGAGTGCCCTGAACAAGTGGCGCTGGAGTTGGGGCTGGAGATAGAAAGATATGTCTAAGCTAATTTGCGTAATGGGAGAGTCTGGGGCGGGAAAAACCACAGCTATGCGAACGCTGGATCCAAACACAACATACTACATTGACTGTGACGGAAAGGGGCTGGCTTGGAAGGGCTGGCGGAAGCAGTATAGCCAGGAGGCCAAAAACTTCTGCGTGTCCAGAGATATACCTAGCATCACAAAGCTAATCGTTAATATCAGCGAGAAGAAGCCTGAGACCAAGACCATCATCGTTGATACCCTGAATACCTGTATGGTGGACAAGGAAGTAAAGGGGATGAAAGAGAATGGCTATGGTAAATGGATTGATTTGACACAGTTTGTGTGGGACTGCATTGAGACGGCCGGGAGGCAGCGAGACAGTCTGACAGTAATTTTTGTAATGCACAGCGAGACCATACGGGATGATTTCGGTTACAGTTTTACCAGAGTCAAGACCAATGGGCGCAAGCTGGAAAAGCTGGTCCCGGAAAGCCTTTTCGGCACGGTGCTGTTGGCCAAAAAGACAGACGATGACCGCTATGTATTTGAGACACAGGCAAAGAACAGTACTGCCAAGAGTCCAATGGGAGCTTTTGATACCTTTGAAATTGATAACGATATGGCCTCTGCGCTCAAGGCATTGGAGGACTACTGATGGGAAAACCAAAGAGTGATGGCGTAACCAGCTACACGAGAGCCACAGTGGAGCTCTTCTTTCCAGATGGCTATGTATGCTGCGCACACTGTCCATTGCTAGAGACCTATGCCAGGAATCAGTGCCGGAGGACCGGTGAATATCTGGTAGACACACGATACAGAGGGCTTTGGTGCCCTTTGAAAATTGAAGAAAATACGGAGGAATGACAAGATGAAACAATTCGGCGGTTTTGAAGCCAAGAAATCAGCGGCCCGCGATCCTCTTCCGGCCGGCGGGTACGTGGCAAAAATTCTGAATGCAGAAGAAATTTCTTATGACTGGGGATCCGTTCTTTTAATCTCCTTTGATATCATGGAGGGCCAGTATAAAGACTTTTTTGCTAAGGACTACAAGGAGCAGGACAGGGAGGACAAGAAATGGCGCGGTACATACCGCCTGTCTGAGCCGAAAGATGACGGCAGCGAGAAAGACGACTGGACTAAGCGAACATTTGGAAATGCAATCTGGTCTGTTGAGGAAAGCAATCCAGGATATCACTGGGACTGGAACGAGGTTGGTTTGAAAGAAAAGATTGTTGGCGTCCTGTTCCGCAATCGAGAGTGGGAGATGAATGGCAATACTGGCTGGACCACAGAGTGCTGCGCACTGGCCAGCGTCGACGACATTCGGCAGGGGAAGTATCGCCAGCCAAAGGACAAGCCGCTGAAGACCTCCGGCGCGTCCAATTCCAATTTCATGCCCGCTTCTGACAATTCCGGAGATCTGCCTTTCTGATGGACCATTTTTCGGTCAAACGGGCGCTTTCTTCGATGTCCGTTTTATGGGACACAAGAGAGCAGGACACGCCAAGAGCCAGGCGGCGCATGGATCTGATTGGAGTCCCGATTGAGAGGGTTGCCCTCTCTTTCGGGGATTACTCCGTCAAGTGCGACGTTTTGGATTTGAGAGACCGGGTAGCAATTGAGCGCAAGATGGATCTGACCGAACTGGCCCACTGCTACTGCCAAGACCGCAAGCGCTTTATACGAGAGTTTGAGCGGGCCAAAGAGGCAGGAGCCAAGTTATATCTCCTGGTGGAGAACGGGAGCCTTGACGCGGCTTACAGCGGCCATTACAGGGCAAGAGTACATCCATCATCACTGACGGCCTCTATGCTCGCCTGGCTGGCCCGGTACAACTGCCAAATCCTATTCTGCAATTCGGAAAACAGTGGCCAGGTCATCCACGATGTGTTGTACAGGGAACTGAAGGAGAGATTGGAGGAATTACCGGATGAAGAAGCAATTTAGAATCACCTGCACACACAATCCGCAGGACTTCTTCAACGGCATCGAACCGGTGGAACTGGCCAAAACCTATCTCACAGATAACCTGGAAGACGCAGCGTATATGGAACTGAATAATGGCTATCAGGTAATCGTATCGGAGGTGTTCAAAAATGAAATACGAAAAGCGCCGGATTAAAACCGACTATCTTCCATGCCGCTATGACTTTAGGGTTGTAGCCAACGGGAAACCATTTACCCTATATGACCTAACGATGGATGAACTTACCTGTCTTATGGACGTTTATTTCAGAAACGGATATGAGCAGGTGTATGCCAGAATCGCCTCGACATGGGAGTGAATTATGGACGAAAAAGCAGGGTGGATCAAACTCTGGAGAAAATTCGCAGATGATCCGCTGTGGGTTTCGGAGCCATTTACCAAAGGACAAGCCTGGGTTGATCTGCTCCTTATGGCCCAAGGGACAGAGAATACAATTTTTAAAAACGGAAAATTTTTGGAATTTCGGCCTGGAACGGTATACAAAAGTATCCTCCAATTATCTAAACGCTGGAAGTGGAGCCGGGACAAGGTTACAAGGTTTTTAGCATGCCTTGAAAACAATAGTATGGTCAAGACAACCAGCAATACAACGGACGGTACAACGATAACCATTGAGAACTGGGAGTTTTATCAAATCCAGAAGCAACAGACAAGGCAACGAAAGAACGAAAAACGAGACAACGAACCGACAGCGGGCCGACATAATAAAGAAGGAATAAGAAGAAATAGAAGAAAAGAAGAATATATAGGCGCGTCCGACGCTTCGCCCTTGACGGGCGAGCGCGTCCCCGCCATAGGAGAGGGAGACTGCTTGATTGAGCTGGACGGAGAGAATCACCGGTTCCCGAAAAGCTGGTATCGTCTGGCGGAAGAAAAAGGCTGGATGATTGAGCAGTATGTGAGGTGGCGGCATCAATGAGCTATGTGTTTAAGCCAGAGGATGCATTTGGATTGGCTCGGGCAATTGGATCGGACACGCACGAACATGGCGATGAATTGTTTTTTCGGTTTTGTCCGAAGTGCCACGGCGGAGAGAGCAGGGACAAGGACACGTTTTCTATTAACCTGAAAAGGGGCGTGTTCAAGTGCTTCCGGGCCAGCTGCGATTATCATGGGCATTTTGTTGAACTGGCTAGGGATTTTGATTATGACCTTGGTTTCGGCGAAAGACGGGTTTACAGGAAGCTGCCGCAGAAGCCTGTGGTTGTACGAGACGGAGCGATTGAATACATGGCTAGCCGTGGGATCAGTGCCGAAATATGCAGGCGGTATAAGCTGACAACCCGAACGGACAACAAGGATATTTTGGTTTTCCCGTTTTACGATGAGGCCGGGACGCTGCAATTCGTGAAATACCGAAACATGAAGTTTCGGAGAGAGTTCGACAAGAACAAGGAATGGTCTGAGGCGGACGCTATGCCCATTCTGTTCGGGATGAAGCAGTGCAATGGTTTTGACCGGCTGATTATCACGGAGGGGCAGATTGACAGCCTTTCGGTGGCTGAGTGTGGTTTTGATAATGCGGTTTCGGTGCCAACAGGGGCGCTGGGGTTTACATGGCTTTCCAACTGCTGGGACTGGATTACCCGGTTTCAGGAAATTGTAGTTTTCGGTGACAACGAGCACGGCAAAATTACACTGGCTGATACATTGCGGGCACGGTTGACGCAGACAATCAAAGTTGTACGCCGGAAAGACTATCTGGGTGAAAAGGACGCCAACGCGATTCTTTGCAAATATGGCCGGGAGGCAGTAAAAACCGCCGTTAATAATGCAGAGGTTCCGAGACTGGAAAACGTCAAGGACCTGTCCACCGTGGAAAGTGTTGATTTAAACAGCCTGCAAAAAATCAAAACCAATATTCCGGAGATTGACAGGGTTATCGGTGGGCTGGTTATGAGTCAAGTGGTGTTGCTGACGGGTAAGCGTGGTGAAGGTAAGTCTACGTTTATGAGCCAGCTGGTGTGTGAAGCGTTGGATCAGGGAGAGAGCGTGTTTATCTATTCCGGCGAGTTAGCGGATTATCATTTCAAGCGCTGGCTTGATTATCAATTGGCCGGAACGGCAAATGTGCAGTCCCGTTTAAATCCATACGGTGACTATGAATATAGCATCGCAAAATCGACGTTGGATAGGATTTCTGGATGGTATAAAGGCCGGGCTTATATCTATGACAATAGTTGGATGCCGGACGATATGAGCGAAATGGAGACGCTGCCGGAAACAATCGAGAAAGTCATTCGGCAGTACGGTGTGCGAATGGTTTGTATCGACAATCTGATGACAGCTATGGAAACCGTGTCAGATAACTCGCAACTGAACCTGGCCCAGAGCAATTTTGTGGGGCAGCTAAAGCGAATTGCAGCTAAGTTTGATGTAGTTATTATCCTGGTTGCCCACCCGCGTAAAAGCAAGGACGATTTCAGCAATGACGATGTTTCTGGTTCCGCCGATATCACAAACAAGGTCGATGTGGTTATGTCTTATCAGAGATCCTTGACTGATGATTGCAACAGTCGGCTCCAAATCACAAAAAACCGTCTGTTTGGCAAATACGCTGCGAAAGATGATGCTATAAAACTGATGTATAGCGAAAAAACAAAACGAATTTTCTCTGTAGACGGTGATAGACATTATGGATGGGAATTATCTGGCGGTTATGAGGAGGTGGAAGGTGAACTGCCGCTATGAAAGAATTGTGGTATGAACGTGCTGCAATGCGTGGGGAACCGATGCCGGAAGAATTGAACTTTATCGATTGTTGGATGTTTCAATCGCTAGCAGCGCTGTATTTTAGATTTTTTCAAAAAGCTATTTCTCAAGAACAAGGAAAAGAAGAAAAGAAGCGGTTGTATAGAAAATATAATGTCGAGTGCAATTTAAGGAATTATCAAGAAATTATGTGTCGGTGGCATGTAGATTTGAGAAAAAATATCGAAGCCACACATACCAAGTACATCAAAGAACGCACCTTAGAAGCTGCCGATGCACTAAGTCTCGCGCTTGACGGGAGGATGCATCTTAGTTCGCAACTGCCGGAGGTGAGCCGCGATGGGTAAGCATCCATGCGAGGGGTGTGTGGACGCTGTAAAGGATATAAACGGGGTAGATGGCTATCGCTGTGGTTACAGTGAGCATAACCGCCGCAGCAGGCTTAAAATCTGCCCGCCGAGAGAGAAATGCACCGTCAAGTCCACAGTGCCGAGAGACGGCGTGGAATATGTGTCGATAGACCGCGCAGGGTACGTGATGCGGCAGAAGCGCAGAGGCCCCAAGGAAAAGATAAATCGTGATGAAGTCCGCAAATTAGCGGGCCAGGGATGGAGCGATCCCGCAATATCCAAGGCGCTTGGATTTAGCATATTTACAGTGTTCCAATGCCGTAAAAAATACGGGATTCCGCCCGGACAGCCAAGGAGGGGCAGATGAACACCGAGTTAATGTTTTCCAGCAAAAGCGACCTGTGGGAGACTCCGCAGGATTTGTTTGATGAACTGGACAAAGAGTTCCATTTTAACCTAGATGTCTGTGCCCTGCCGGAAAACACGAAATGCGCCGCATACTATACACCGGAGATGGATGGGCTGTCCCAGCCCTGGTACGGACGCTGCTGGTGCAACCCGCCCTATGGCAGGGGCGTGGGTGCTTGGGTACAAAAAGCAGCTCTGAGCGCCTTGGCTGGGGCCACAGTGGTTATGCTGCTGCCAGCGAGGACGGATACCAGATGGTTCCATAGGTGGATTTACCGCCGGGCTGAGATTCGGTTTCTTCCGGGACGATTGAAATTCGGCGGGGCAAAGAACAGCGCGCCATTCCCGTCTATGGTGTGTATATGGGGGAGTAACTAAATGGAAAAGAAAATTCTTGATGTGACGTGTGGAGCGAGGTCTATCT